CCAAGTGAAAAAGTTATCGATCCAGCGGGTGAATTAATACTAACAGGAGTAATAGAACATTGGGAAAACGAAGTAGAGGGTTTAAAAAACGATCAAGACGGTTTAAACGAATACTATAGACAGTTTCCAAGAACTGAAAAACATGCTTTTAGAGATGAAGCTAAATTATCTTTATATAATTTAACTAAAATATACGAGCAAATAGATTATAACGAAGAGGTTAGAAATAAAAGTCTAGTCACTAGAGGTAGTTTTCATTGGAGAGGAGATGTCAAAGATACTGTCGTTGAATTTAAACCAAATAATAATGGTAGATTCTACGTGTCTTGGATTCCATCAATGAACCTGCAAAATAATGTTATTGTAAAAAACGGTCTAAAATATCCAGGTAGTGAGCATATAGGTGCTTTTGGATGTGATAGCTACGATATATCAGGTACAGTTGATAAGAGAGGTTCTAACGGAGCCTTACACGGTTTAACTAAATTTAATATGGATAATGCTCCGTCTAATATGTTTTTCTTAGAATACATAGCTAGACCTCAGACAGCTGAGATATTTTTTGAAGATGTGCTTATGGCTTTGCATTTTTATGGTATGCCAATACTAGCAGAGAACAACAAGCCTAGGTTATTGTATTATTTAAAAAGGAGAGGTTATAGAAACTTTTCTATAAATAGACCCGATAAAGCATATAACAAATTATCTGTAACTGAAAAAGAAATCGGTGGTATACCAAACTCAAGCGAAGATATAAAACAAGCTCATGCGGCTTCTATTGAAACATACATAGAAGATCATGTAGGTTATACTGGTGAGGGTTATGGTCAAATGTATTTTCAAAGAACACTAGAAGACTGGGCAAGGTTTAACATAAATAATAGAACAAAGCATGATGCTACAATAAGTTCTGGACTTGCTGCTATGGCTTGTAATAAAAATAAGTATTCACCAGTATATAAAACACAGAGGAAAAAAGTGCAATTATCTTTTAACCGATATGACAACAACGGAAGTATTTCAAAAATAATAAAATAAATGATTTATACTAACACAAATAGTTCTTTCCCTAGTCAGGTAGTACCAGACGCAGAAAAGCAAACCTTAGAATATGGTTATGCTGTGGGTAGAGCCATTGAGAACGAATGGTTCAAGGGAGATAGAGGTACAAATGTCGGTGGTAGATTTGCTGGTAATTGGCAATACTTTCACAAGTTAAGACTCTACGCTAGAGGAGAACAGTCTGTGCAAAAATATAAAGATGAGTTATCTATAAACGGTGACTTAAGCTACTTAAACCTAGACTGGAAACCTGTGGCTGTATTATCTAAGTTTGTTGATATTGTTGTTAACGGTATGACAGATAAAGGTTATGAGATAAAGTCATTTGCATCAGATCCGTTTGCTGTAAAAGAAAGAACACAACATGCTACTGATTTAGCTGAAGATGCTTTTTCACAACAATTAATACAAGAAGCTCAGCAAAACTTTGGTATTGACTTAAGTAGAACTAACGTACCTAAAGATCAACTACCTAAAAGTAAAGAAGAGTTAGAATTACATATGCAGTTAACTTATAAGCAAGCTATAGAAATAGCAGAAGAAGAGCTTATAAACAATGTACTAGATTATAACAAATACGAAGAAGTTAAGAAAAGAGTAGCATACGATTTAGTTGTGTTAGGTATAGGTGCTAGTAAAACTGATTTCAACCTAGCTAACGGAGTTACTGTTGACTACGTGGATCCAGTTAATTTAGTACACTCTTATACAGAAGATCCAAACTTTGAAGATATATACTACGTAGGAGAGGTTAAAAGCGTACCATTAGAAGAGGTAAAAAAGCAATTTCCAAACCTAACAGATGAAGATCTTATAGAGATCCAACGTTTCCCAGGTGATTCAACTAGAACTAGAAACTTTAACGGTCAAGACAGTAACAACGATAATGTTCAAGTTTTGTACTTTGAATACAAGACATATAGTAATCAAGTTTTTAAAATAAAGCAAACAGATCAAGGTTTAGAAAAAGCTTTAGAAAAAGATGATACATTTGACCCGCCTGAGAGTGATAACTTTAACAGGGTTAGTAGATCAATAGAGGTATTATACAGTGGTGCTAAGATATTAGGTTACGAAAAGATGCTTAAGTGGGAGCTAGCAGAAAATATGACTAGACCTTTCAGTGACCAGACTAGGGTTAATATGAACTATACTATATCTGCTCCTAGAATGTATAAAGGTAGAGTTGAAAGTATAGTTAGTAAAACTATTGGCTTTGCTGATATGATACAGTTGACTCACTTAAAGATACAACAAGTGTTAGCACGTATGGTACCAGATGGTGTTTTTGTAGATGTCGACGGATTAGCTGAGGTTGACCTTGGTAACGGAACAAATTATAATCCACAGGAAGCTCTTAATATGTATTTCCAGACTGGTAGTATTGTTGGTAGATCACTTACTCAAGACGGTGATCCTAATAGGGCTAAAGTACCGATACAAGAATTACAAACATCGTCAGGTATGAGTAAAATACAAGCGCTTATACAAACTTATCAATACTACTTACAGATGATAAGAGATGTTACAGGGCTTAATGAAGCTAGAGACGGTAGTCAACCAGCAAAAGATTCTTTAGTTGGTTTACAGAAACTAGCTGCAGCTGCTTCAAATACAGCGACTAAGCATATACTTCAGTCATTAATGTATATTACCGTTAGAGTATGTGAAAATATAAGTCTAAGAGCGGCGGATATGTTGAACTTCCCTTTAACTAAAAATGCTTTAATGAATTCTATAAGTAGCTTTAATGTAAATACGTTAGAGCAAGTGGAGAAATTAAACATGCATGAGTTTGGTATATTCTTAGATCTAGAGCCTGATGAAGAAGAAAAGCAAATATTAGAGAGAAATATACAAATAGCATTGCAGTCTGGAGGTATTGATCTTGAAGACGTTATAGATTTAAGGCAGATATCTAATATTAAGTTAGCTAATCAAATGCTTAAAATAAAACGTAAGCAAAAAATGGAAGCTGACAAGCAAGCACAGATGCAAAACATACAGGCACAAGCGCAGGCAAATGCTGAGTCTGCTGAAAAAGCTGCAATGTCTGAAGTTCAAAAGCAACAAGCGTTAGCTCAAACAACTCTTCAAATAGAACAAGGTAAGTCTCAGTTTGAAATGCAACGTATGCAAGCCGAGGCTCAGATCAAGAAAGAGCTTATGGCAGAAGAGTTTAATTACAATATTCAGTTAGCTAAAGCAAGGGCTGATGCTGAAAAAGGAAAAGAAAAAGATATAGAAGATCGTAAAGACGAAAGAACTAGAATACAAGCTACACAACAATCAGAGCTTATAGCGCAACGTCAGAACGATGAATTACCNAAGAATTTTGAGTCGTCAGGTTTTGACTCACTAGGCGGATTTGGATTAGAACAATTCGACCCTAGATAAAAAAACTTTATTAATTTTATATTATTATATTATGTCAGAACAAACAGTAAAACAAGAAGGTGAATTTAAATTAAAAAAAAGAAAAACACCTAAAAAATTATCTACACCAGAAAACAATGTCACTAAGGTTAGTATGAAAGAACCTTTAATAGAGACAGAGCCAGAGGTTACAAAAGTAGTAATAAAACAAGAAGATAATGCCATTCACACACAAGAGACAAATGATAGCAATGTTATTGTCCAAGAACAAGAAAACAGTAGCAACAGCGAAGGAGTGGTTGAAGAAGTACGGACCACCGAAGAAGAATTAGATTCACCTATACAATTAGTTGATAGTACAGAGGAGCAGGTTAGTCAAACAGTAGCAGAATACAAGGAAGCTGTTAGAGATGAAAAGGTATTAGGTAAACCTTTACCAGAAAACATCGAAAAACTAGTTACTTTTATGGAAGAGACTGGTGGAGATATAAACGATTACGTTAGATTAAACGCTGATTATTCAACTGTAGATAATAACACATTAATAAGAGAATATTATAAACAAACTAAACCTTATTTAGAAGGTGAAGATATTGATCTAATGCTTGAAGATTTTTCATACGATGAAGATATCGATGAGCAAAGAGATATACGCAAGAAAAAACTTGCATTTAAAGAAGAAGTTGCAAAAGCTAGAAACTTTTTAGAGGAAACTAAGAGTAAATACTACGATGAGATCAAGTTGAGACCAGGCGTAACTCAAGACCAACAAAAAGCCACTGACTTTTTTAACCGATATAATGAAGAGCAAAAAGCTGGTAAAGCAAAACACTCGGAATTTTTAAAACGTACTAATGAATTATTAACTGACGACTTCAAAGGTTTTGATTTTAATGTTGGTGAAAGTAAATTCAGNTACAGCGTAAAAAATCCACAAAAGGTAGCAGAAGCACAATCTGACATCTCTAACTTCATTGGGACGTTCCTAAATGACAAAGGAGAGGTTAAAGATACTAAAGGTTACCACAAAGCTTTATATGCTGCTAGAAACGCTGATACTATAGCACAACATTTTTATGAGCAAGGCAAGGCCGACGCTGTTAGAGATGTTATGGTTAAATCAAAAAACATTTCAACTGAACCTAGAAAAACTAGTGGTGGTGACGTGTTTATTAATGGTTTAAAAGTTAGAGCTATTTCCGGTGCTGATTCTTCAAAATTAAAAGTAAAAACTAGAAAATTTAACTAACAAAATTAAACAAAAATGAGTTTAAGTCCAACATTTGGTTCATTGAAACCATCTCAAAAACAAGAAATTTTAGATAGCAATTATCTAAAGTTTAATGACGGAGGTGCAGGTAATACTGACACTTTCGCACAACAATACTTACCAGAGATCTACGAACAAGAAGTAGAGCGTTACGGAAACAGAACTTTATCTGGATTCTTAAGAATGGTAGGTGCTGAAATGCCAATGACTTCTGATCAAGTAATTTGGTCTGAGCAAAATAGATTACATATTTCTTACGAAGGATGTACTAGTGCTGTAGCAGGAACAACAAGTACAATTACTATACCAGTTGCTTTAAACCCAGCTGATCCTAAAGATTACGTTGCAAACGTTGTATCTCCTGGAGCTACTATCGTTGCTATGGATTCAACAGGTTTCGAAATCAAAGCTGTTGTAATTTCATCTAACTTAACAACTGGAGCTTTAGTTGTAAGTCCTTACTCTGCTGCAACCATCGCTGGTTTAGCTGCTGCAGGTGTAAAGATTTTTGTATTTGGATCTGAATATGGAAAAGGTTCATCTACACCTAACTCTACTGTAAGTGCAGGAGCTGCTGACGGATATGTATCTGTTGACCCTTCTTTCACTCAATTTTCTAACTCACCAATCATCATCAGAAATAAATACGTTGTAAACGGATCTGATATGGCTCAAATCGGTTGGGTAGAAGTTGCTACTGAAGACGGAACATCTGGATATTTATGGTACTTAAAAGCTGAGTCTGAAACTAGACTACGTTTTGAAGACTACCTAGAAATGTCTGTAGTAGAAGGAGAAAAAGCTACAGGAGCTGGAGCTGGATCAGCCGCTGCTGCTGGGTATAAAGGTACTCAAGGTTTATTCGCTGCTATCGAAGATAGAGGTAACGTAAACGTAGGGTTCACTGCTTCTGCAGGTCTTGATACTTTCGATGATATCTTGAAAAACTTAGATACTCAAGGAGCTATTGAAGAAAACATGTTATTCTTACAAAGACAAACGTCTTTAGATTTTGACGATATGTTAGCTGCAATCTCTGGAGGTGCTCAAGGTGGTACTGCTTATGGATTATTTGAAAACTCTGAAGAAATGGCATTGAACTTAGGTTTCTCTGGATTCAGAAGAGGTTCTTATGACTTCTATAAGACTGACTGGAAATACTTAAACGATGCTTCTACTCGTGGAGCTATGACTGGAACTTCTTCTATCGAAGGTGTATTAGTACCAGCTGGAACTTCTACGGTTTATGATCAAGTATTAGGTACAAACATTAGACGTCCTTTCTTACACGTAAGATATAGAGCTTCTCAAGCAAATGACAGAAGAATGAAGCAATGGGTAACTGGTTCTGCCGGTGGAGCTGCTACATCTGATCTAGATGCTATGGAAGTAAACTTCTTATCTGAAAGATGTTTATGTGTACAAGGTGCTAACAACTTTGTATTATTCAAAGGTGTGTAATCACTAAATAACAAATGTAATTCTTACCCTCGTTGAACTAACGGGGGTAATTATTACCCTTATAAACTATTTAATTATATTATATTATGGCTGCAAAAAAAGCACCAGCAAATAAAGTTGAGGTTGCTCCTCATCAAAAAGTAGTAGCGAAAGCTCCTACAAAAACACAACCAGCTAAACCAAGTTGGGAAATAAAAGATAGAACATATGTATTAAATTCTAATAAATCACCAATAACATTTACAATACCTAGTAAACATACATCAAAACATGCTTTACTACACTTTGATAAAAGCACTGGTGAGCAAAAAGAAATAAGATACGCAACAAACCAATCTTCACCGTTCGTAAAAGAACAACAAGGTGAAGCTACTTTAGGTCACATTATATTTAAAGATGGTGCGTTATTTGTTCCAAAAGAAAAACAAAATCTTCAAAAAGTATTATCTTTGTACCACCCTTTGAAAAATAGATTATACAAAGAACTTGATCAAGTTGAGATAGCGGAAGATGAATTAGATATATTAGAACTACAAATTGATGCTTTAAACGCTGCTAGAGGTATGGATATAGATCACGCCGAAGCGATATTAAGGGTTGAGATAGGATCTAAGGTGTCTAAGATGAGTTCTAAGGAACTAAAAAGAGATTTACTATTATTTGCTAAAATGAGTCCAGGCTTGTTCCTAGATTTAGCTAATGATGAAAATGTACAATTAAGGAATTTTGCAATACAAGCTACTGAAGCTGGTATCATAAGATTATCAGATGATCAAAGATACTTTACTTGGGCTAGTAATGGAAGAAAACTAATGGAAGTTCCTTTCGATGAAAATCCTTATTCAGCATTTGCATACTTCTTAAAAACAGATGAAGGTGTTGAAATATATAAATCTATAGATAAAAAGATTAATTAACAGGTAATAATATATAGGGGCGGGTAAAACCGCTCCATATATTTAAATATAAAATAATGGCAATAAACGTAAATACTGTATATCAAACCGTTTTGTTAATACTAAATAAAGAGCAGCGTGGATATATGACACCTGTAGAGTATAACAGAATAGCTACACAATCACAGCTTGATATATTTGAGCAATACTTTGATGATTTAAACCAGCAGTTACGAGTGCCACAAGTCGATCTAGATTATTCAGATAGACAATTAAACATAGATGAGAAAATATCTCCGTTTAAAACATTTGGAAACTGCACTTACGGTGCCGGAACTTGGCGGTTACCAACCACAGATACCTACTCAAACACAATACTCTATAATGGTCAAGAGCCTGGCGCTGGCCAAGTATCTTTCTATAAGTTGGGTACTGTAACATATAATCCTTCTATTGGGCTACCGGTAGAATTACAAAGATTACCACGTAGTGAATTTTACAATATAGAAAAATCACCACTAACAGCATCAACAAAAGACTTTCCTACATATTTATACGAGAATAAAAAATTATATGTTAGGCCAACTAGCATAAACCAAGCTGGAAATATAACCGTAGACTTTTTAAGAAAACCACTTAATGTAAGATGGGGTTATTATTCTGGAAGCTTAGGTCAATATATATATGACCCAACTGTTTACAATCCAAGTCTTTTAAACAAAGGAGGATCTTTAACTAGTAGTATAACTACACCTTTAGTTAATGGAACAGCAGGAACATATACACCGACCTTCACAGGAGGATCTGGTAATGGTTTAACTTTAAATGCTGTGGTTACAAATGCAACCACTGTATCTATTAATATAGTATCACCTGGTACTGGATATGCGATTGGAGATGTTATCACCATAAACAATGGTCAGTTAGGTAGTGGATCTCAAAAGCCAGTTATAACTTTAAAAGCATCAGACTTTAACGGTGGTAGTACTTATGGTTCTACAAATTTTGAACTTCAAGAATCAGAACAAACTAGACTTATACTTAAAATATTATTGTACGCAGGTATAATAATAAGAGATCCTCAGATAGTGCAAGCAGCTGCTAGCGAGGTACAACAAAACGAAATAAATCAAAAAAGCTAATAAGATATGCCTTTACCAAATGGTGGTTTAATAACCGAAAACAATAGACAATATTACGAAGGCGCGCAAGGTTTTACGGGTAAAGCTTCTGGTGATTTAACTGGACAAAGTTTTACCACTACTTTTGACACTAATCTAGTATTTTATTCTACTGTAACGACTGACCCACAATATGATTTAAATAACTTTAAAGTTTATGTTAGTCCAACTGGTGTTGCAGGTAGTTTTACAGAGGTTACAGTTTATACTGTATCAAACAATACTGTTACTATAACTGGAGCTATACCAGCGAGTGCTACTGTAGTTGTTCAGTTGAAAAGATTAGATGGTGGCGTGTACGGTAATACAGCATCTGACAAAGCATACGGAAACACTACTGAAGAGAACTATGGATCTTATGGTTATACAAAGCTCAATGACATTATAAATAACTTTATAGTGGCTTATGTGGGTAATGGCAAATTGATACCAAGTTGTAAAAGAACAGATATTATATTTCATGCTAAGCGAGCAATGCAAGAGTTTAGCTACGATACACTGAAGAGTATAAACTCTCAAGAATTAACAATACCTAATAACTTGAGTGTTATAATGCCTCAAGATTATGTAAATTATGTTAGTATGTCTTGGTATGATAGCCAAGGTATTGCTCATAAAATATATCCAACAAAGCTAACAACAAATCCATACCAAACACCTGTACAAGACAGTGAAGGTCAACCTACTCAAGATGCCAACAGCAACAACATTGAGGGTACCTCGGTAGTAGAAGAAAGATGGAAAACTAATTTCTACAAAAACGAAACAAATACAAATGTAGACAACGATTTGTTTAACAGTTCCTTGAGTCTTGGTTTTGGTTACGGTGGAGCTTATGGATTAGATCCTCAATATGCAAATGCTAATGGTTGGTTCACTATAAACGACAGAGAAGGTAAATTTTCTTTCTCATCCAACTTGGTTGATAGATTAATAGTATTAGAATATATATCTGATGGCTTGTCTTCTAGTTTAGATACTAGGGTGCCTAAAATGATTGAAGAAGCTATGTATGCTTATATATCACATGCTATAATTTCCACTAGAATAAATCAACCAGAATATATAGTACAAAGACTTAAAAAAGAAAAGTCCGCAAAACTTAGAAATGCAAAGATAAGATTATCTAACATAAAGCTTGATGAAATAGTTCAAACAATGAGAGGTAAATCTAAATGGTTAAAACACTAGAATTAAATGGCTGAAATTAAAAATGCTTTCATAAAATCCAAGATGAATAAAGACTTGGATTCTAGACTTATACCTAATGGAGAGTATAGAGATGCTAAGAACGTGCAAGTTAGTAGGTCACAAGGTGAAGATGTAGGTGCTTTAGAAAATATACTTGGTAATGCTGTTACTGTTAATGGTGATTTTGCAACACATGCTTCAGCTCCTAATATAGAGTGTATAGGTTATGTTGTAGATGAGTCTACTAGTTTCATTTATTTATTTTTTACTGACTATACGGATCCTTATGCTGGTGATGTATCTAAATATAGTACTACAGCTAAAAACTTTATATACGCATATAATATACTTACCGGTGAAAGAACAAAGCTTTTACAAGGTGCTTTTTTAAATTTCTCTACAAATAAACCTATCATAGGTGTTAATTTGCTAGAGAATCTTCTATTTTGGACAGACGATAGAAATCAACCTAGAAAAATAAATACAAGTATAGCTAGAAGTAACGGCGTATCTTATTACAATAGTGAAGACAAAATATCTGTTGCTAAGTATAATCCATATGAATCAATAGAACTTTTAGGACTAAGTACGATAACATCAACAACCACTACAGCTGCTATCACAGATAGTAATACATTTGCCGTAGCGTCTGCTAGTGGCATAGTCATTGATAAAGTTGTTACTGGCACACAGGTAAAAGCTAATACATATGTAACAGCTATTAATGGCTTAAACATAACGGTTAATAAGCCTCAAACTATACCTAACGGTGCTACTGTTAATTTTGCATACCCAGAAACAACCATGTATAATGTTTCTAATGAGTTTTTACCACCTCAATCTAACGCCTTTGTTAATGGTGCGGTAAATAATTACGATACTTTCAATATTGACAATAGAAAAGGAACAATTAACGCTGGCTTATTTGTGACAGGTGAAGACGTAGTAGCTAATACAACTGTTGTCAGTTACAACTCCACATCCAATGCTTTAGTAGTTAGCTCTAACCAAACACTTAGTGATAATACTAAATTAAGTTTTTCTCAAAAAAATCCATATTATAATGCTAATTTTTCAGGTGATCCACAATATTTAGAGGATAAATTTGTTAGATTTAGTTATAGATTTAAATTTATTGATGGTGAATATTCTTTAATAGCACCATTCACTCAAGCTGCTTTCATACCTAAACAAGACGGTTATTTTTTAGATGGAGATGAAGACCAAACAGTTGCGAGTACAATTGTTGAGTTCATGGAGAATAAGGTAGATAAAATAGATTTACAAATACCACTACCATCATCCTCTAATAACTTAGAAAGTAGTTACTTAATAACAGATATAGATATTATATATAAAGAGTCTGATTCTAATACTGTGCAAGTCGTGGAAACTATACCAGTTTCTAGTATAAGCGGAAGTTCGTCCACTTATATTTATACCTACACTTCTCAAAAACCTTACAAAACTCTACCTTCAGATGAAATAATAAGAGTTTACGACAAGATACCTGTTAAGGCACTTGGTCAAGAAATAATTAGCAATAGAGTTGTCTA